CGACGAAAACGCAGATGCTATAGTACAACAAGACAAACAAAACAAATGTTGGAGACTGGTATTGAGTGAAGAAGTACTTGAAGCAAAAGTAGATCCTACGAAGCAATTCTACAGCATTACAAAAAAGTATGATCCTAATGTGTTGTATAGATTAATTAGATTTGAAAAAGTTGGCGACGAATACATTGTTCCTTTTGAGTTAGATTTTGAAGTTGACAACCTTAATTTGTCAATATATACTGTAAGGAAGTTTTCTACGTATTCATATGAGGTAATCGATGGCTAATACATTTCGTGTAGTTGACTATGATATTATATATCTTAGTTACGACGAACCAAATGCTGAAAAAAACTATGCAGATTTATGCACCAAGGTACCTTGGGCAAAACGTGTACACGGAGTAAAAGGCAGCGATAGCGCACACAAGGCTGCTGCTAAACAGAGCGATACAGATCGTTTTATCACTGTAGATGGTGATAACAGGGTAACTGATGATTTCTTAACACAAGTTATTAACTTTGATGAAAACGTAGATTTAACAAACAAAGTAATCAGTTGGACTGCAAAGAATATTATTAATGGACTTTCCTATGGTAATGGCGGATTGAAATGTTGGCCTAAAGCCCATGTATTAAACATGCGTACACACGAAAATGCAGATCCAAATAATCCACACGCTCAAGTAGATTTTTGTTGGGATACCGAATATGTTCAAATGAATGGAACATTTAGTAAAATTTACAACAATGCTACTCCGCATCAAGCATGGCGTGCTGGTTTCCGTGAAGGTGTTAAAATGGCACTGGACAGAGGTATGAGAGTAGGCATTGACGAGTTTCATAAAAATCATTGGAAAAATCTACATCGCTTGTATGTGTGGCTAATGGTCGGCGCAGATGTAGAAAATGGTCGTTGGGCTATTTACGGCGCTCGTGAAGGATTGTACAAAACAATGTGTACAGATTGGGACTTTGTAAATGTACGTGATTTTGACTGGCTTAATGAATATTGGGATAGCAAAGAAATTGACGAAGATAAAATGGAAGAAGATACAGTTGATCTTGGTTACAAGTTAATCGAAGAACTTGATTTGCCGATTGCAGCCGAGCCATTAAATGGTAATCAAAGTCTCTTCTTCAAAACAGTTTATCAGAATCCTACTCGTGATAACAGCAAGCAATTTTTAGATAGAGAAACTTAATGGAGCGTAGCGAAAGCGAAGAAATTAAACGCATTGATGAAATTACAAAAGAAATTTCTCCTACGTTTTGTTTCGCAAAATGGTATCATGCCAACATATATTTCCAAACAGGTGAAACACATAGTTGTTATCACCCTGCTCCCCATAAGATTGACACAGCACCGTTATTAGAAAATCCAAGTGCAATACACAACACAGCACAAAAGAAACAAGAACGTGCTGCTATGATGCGTGGTGAACAACCTGCTGGTTGCAACTACTGTTGGAAGATTGAAGCACTTGGCAAAGATTATGTTAGTGATAGAAAGCAACGTAACCAAACTATTTTCTTTAAGCATAGACTAAATGCTGTAAAAGAAGGCGGTGCAGAGTTTGATGTAAATCCAGAATATTTAGAAGTTTCATTTGGTAACGAGTGTAACTTTCGATGCGGATATTGTCACCCAAAAGCCAGCAGCAGATATTACAACGAAATTAAACAGCACGGTCCGTACACAAATGTAAAAAATCACAGATGTGATATCGATTGGTTCAAAATATTTGAAGAAGAAAACAATCCCTATTTGGATGCATTTTGGCGTTGGTGGCCTGAGCTTAGTAAAGAGCTACATATACTGCGCATTACAGGCGGTGAACCTACAATACAAAAAAGCACTTACAAACTGTTTGATATGTTAGACGCAGATCCTAAGCCAGAATTAGAATTAAACTGTAACAGCAACTTAGGTGGTAAACCAAAGCAGTTAGAAAAGTTTACAAACCGTGTAAATGACTTGTTAACAAACAATAAGATTAGACGTTTCAAAATGTTTACAAGTATTGACACTTGGGGTAAACGTGCAGAATACATACGTGACGGATTAGATATTGAAGTGTTTGAACGTAACCTAGATTATTTTATGCGCAACTGTGAAGCACCTATGGTGTTGATGATCACGTTTAACATTTTTAGTGTAACAACATTCCGCACACTGTTAGAAAAAATCTTAGAATGGCGTGCAAAATACAATGATGTAGAAACACACAGATGGCAGCGTTTGGGTTTTGATACACCACATCTCAAAGAACCGTTACAATACGATATGAATATTTTGCCAAAACATTATATGAGCTATATGCGTGATCATTTGCAGTTTATAAAAGAAAATGTAGATGACAATCGTAAAGATGCATTTAGCACTATTGAATATGAAAAGTTTAGACGTGTTGTTGACTATATGGATACAACAGAATATCCATTAGAAAAGGTTATACAAGGACGCAGAGACTTCCACAATTTCTTTGCTGAACAAGGTCGTAGACGTGGAGTTGATCACAGACAAGTGTTTCCAGAAATGTCAGACTTCTTTGAACTGTGCAAAGAATACGTCTAAGCACTCTTTGCTTTCTGGCCACTGTTGTTCTACAAAAGTATTCCACCATTTTTCAGTGTTTACACGCCAAAAGTATTGAAAGTGATTTCTATACTCTAACTCAATAGGCTCTTCTAATAATCCTATCTCTTTTAGTTTAGGACAATACTTATTGTGTACTATTTTTTGACTGCCTACTGCACTAGGATGACTGCTTACATACATTGGTGTTTGCAAACCTAAATAGCGTATACCTACGCTATATAAAAATTGATGATTAATATGATCGTGACAGTTTTCTGCATTCATACTGCGTAAGCCAGCAATTTTTCTTGGTCCTTGTATGTGGTCATTTATCACACACATCCTAGCTGCAATCCGATGAGCATTAGCACCAAGTATGCCTAAACTACGCAATCTGTGTGTTACAAAGTTTCCTACAATTCTATTGTTATTGTATAATAAAAATAATGTTGTGTTTTCTTCGTTTTGTAAATAATCCAGCAACATTTTTTTACTGCTATTGTTTACGTAATTCTTAGCAGCAGCATCTTGAAACCACTGTTCCAAGTTTTGTGTTCCGTTATAAATTTCTAGTTTCCACATTGACATTTTGATTAAATAGTGTATAATGGAGTAATAATGCACAATACATTAGTACGATCTACACAAATACTTAACCACATTTTACTATTAGTCGGATTAAGTTTGATTTTCTTTTACGATGTTCCGCCTGTATATCTTTTATACAGTTTACTTACCTATTGGTTCATAGGTGTCTTTGGAATTAACATAGGCTATCATAGACTTATTAGTCATAGAAGTTTCAACACATACAAATGGTTAGAATATGTGTTAGGACTAATCGGTTGTATTACAATGATAGGTAGTCCTCTAGCATGGACTGCAATACACAGACAACATCACGGACACGCTGATACTGATAAAGATGTTCATAGTCCATACAAGTTAGGATGGGTAAAAGCATGGTTTGGATTTTGGAATATACAACATATTCATCCAAAATACATAAAAGACATACGTAAACTTCCGTTTTATAAATTTACTCACAAATATTATTTTATAATTAATATTGCGTATGCTGGTATACTGTTTTTAATAAATCCATTGTTTGTCATATTTTTATATGCTATACCAACTGTGTTAGTCTTACACAGTACAAGCGCAATCATTGTGATTGCTCATATACATGGATACAAAAATCACAATGTAGATGACGAAAGTAGAAACAGTTGGATTGCTAGTTTAATTACGCTAGGAGAAGGTTGGCATAACAATCACCATGCTAACAGTAAAGCATGGAACAATCAAGAACGTTGGTGGGAATTGGATCCGCCTGCATGGATTATTAGGTTAATTAAAACTTAACCTAGTATAACCCAAGCACTGCCGTTGTAGCCTTCAAATTTGTTGCTGCTACTGTTAAAAATTATCATACCTGCTTCTGGAGCCATGCTATCACGCTGTGCATATGTATGACTTCCTACTTTTGCTACTGGTGTTCTAAGTACACCTGCACTGTCAAAAATCAAACCTTTGCTTTCATTTGCTGCTGGGCCGTTAACTCCGTCTGACAAAGCTATTCCAAAATATGTGTTGTATGCAGTGTTGTTAATTGGCTCGTCTGCTACATAGATACCAAAGCCGCCACCTTGTCTCCAACCGTTTCCATCAAATCCTTCAGCATCAAATTGTAAAATACAATCGTCTGGTAAGAGTGCTGTTTTGTTATCCCATGTGCCGTTGAAACTTCTTACAGTTTGTGGTCCTCTAACATTAAATGTTGCTGTATCACCAACAAAATTCAAAGCACCTGTGCCATTATGAGCCTCAAGTGAAAGTATACCATATGACTTGATAATAACTTGTCCAGTGTCTTCGTTGTATGTTAGTAGGGCATTGTCACTGTCGCTGTACAATTCGCCTCTGAACTTACCAAAATGTTCTGCCACCCACGGTGACCCACCTTGTATATCTGCTGTTACAATTTGACGTCCATCAAAATGTTGTACGTGTCCTCTTAGAGCACTTTCGTTTCTGTTGTTACCAAGTACAATAATAGGACCTCTTGCTACTGCATTTTCAGCAGGTGCAACAGGATGTGCAATTCCTCCTAACCAGTTGTGTTGGTTATGATTTTCGTCAGGAGGACTCATAAGAGATGTAGTTTCGTCAGCCATAACTTCGCCAATTATACTACCTGTTACGACACCTGTTAAATTACCAACAACATCACCAGTTACCGTACCTGTTACATTACCTGTAAGATCACCGTAAAAGTCGCCATAATGACTACCATTAAAGTCACCACTAAACGCACCAAAAAGTGTGGAATCACTGCTAACACTACCAATTAAATCCCCGTAGAAAGTTCCGTATATTGCATCAGCATCAATTGATCTATTAGCAGTATCAACTATGGTTTGACCAAATCCGTCGATAACACTACCTGTAATATCACCATTAAATAAAGCCGCTTCAGGATCAAGGATAGTGTTACCTTCAATATCTAATACTTCACCAATAAGATTTGTTTTGAAAGTGTTAGCAGTAGAGTCAAAAAGAACAGTACCATCAATATCTTCAATATCGCCAATTAATGGACCATAAACTTTTCCTGTATCAACATCAACTTGTATTGCTCCGCCTTTGGATACAACACTTGCTTTTAATTGGCTTGTCCAGCTGTCAACTAAGACATCACCGTCCGCACCAACTACGTCTAATCTATAACTTTCGCCGGGTATAAAATCTGCCATAGGAACTCCTTGTGTAAAGTATTTATCTTAAATCTATTCTTGACATCAGATAAGCATTTTAGTATAATTAGTGTATGTATGATATTTTTTATGTTGGCTCTAAAAATGATGTGCAATGGCTAAAATTTAAGAGCAGATATCCTGCTGCAAAATGTGCGGATACTGTAAAACAAGCATGTACTAAAAGTCTCACAAAACATTTATGGATTGTGTATCCTGATTTAGATATATGTGAAGATTTTGATTTTAGTTATGTTCCAGATGATTGGAGCAACACTGTTGCCCATGTATTCCTTAATGGTAACGATTATGATGGTGTTGTTTTGCTACCAAAACACAATGATTATAGTGACAAGGAAATAGATGCTAGATTTTATGTTGCACATAAAAAAATTGAAGTTGTTGCAAGTTATCCTACAAAATTTGAAATTTTTTATGCTGACACGTATGAAGAATATGTTAATGCATATGAAAAATCACAGTTTGATTTATTTTACATTGTGCCTTCAACAGTAGATATATATCCTAATTTTAAGTTTGACACTTATTTTACACATCATAACACTTATGATAGAAAAATCAATCATATGTTTCTAAACGGAGAATACCACGACGGTGTCATGTTATGCACAAAAAAATTAAAAATCAGTGAACGTGAATGGACTTTCAAATTTATTGCTGGTAAAAAAGATAACATGGAAATAGCAAGTACACCTAAGCCTTATGATGTTGTTTTCATAAGTTATCAAGAGCCAGATGCTGATCAAAACTACGAAAATCTTAAAAAGAAAGTACCAAATGCAAAACGAGTACATGGTGTAAAGGGAATACACCAAGCACATATTGAAGCAGCAAAAATATGCAACACACCTATGATATGGATTGTAGATGGTGATGCAACTATTGTTGATGATTTTAATTTTGATTATCAAGTTCCGTCTTGGCAATATACGCATGTGCATGTGTGGCGTAGTAAAAATCCTATTAATGGATTAATTTACGGCTATGGCGGTGTAAAACTTTTTCCGAGACAATTAACAATTGACATGGATACAAGCAAACCCGATATGACAACAAGTATTAGTGACAAATTTGTTGCTGTAAAAAAAGTAAGCAACATTACTGGGTTTAATACTGGTGAATTTGAAACTTGGAAAAGTGCGTTTAGAGAGTGCTGTAAATTAAGTAGTAAAATTATTGATAGACAAAAAGACGAAGAAACAGATCAAAGATTAAAAATTTGGTGTAGTGTTGGCAGAGATAAACCATTTGGAGAGTTTGCAATTAAAGGTGCAAAAGCAGGAGCTATCTACGGAGCAAGAAATAAAGGCGATACACAAGCTCTAAAACTTATAAATGATTTTGAATGGTTAAAGGAACAGTTTGATGGAAATATATAAAATATTAGACAGATTTGAATTACTGTATCCTAATGATGAAAGATTTAGTGACTTACGCCGTGCCTATATAGATAGAGATATGTATAGTATCTTTAAGGCTGCACAAGCAGATGAAGAATTGCGTAAAGCAGTACTTGAAAAAAATGTACACAGCATTTTTAGACTTGCAGAAAACAGTAGAATAAACGGAACAGTTGAAGACTTAAAAAAAGCAGTATTAGATCAAAATCTATACAGCATATTTAGAATGTTGCCTCCAAGTTTTGAAGACCTTAAAAAAGCAGTGTGTGAAGACAACATACACAGTATATTTAGATTATTAGACAATGAACAATTACGTAAACTTGTAGTTGCTGATAACCAAGCATCATTGTATCAAATGTTAAAAGAATATTCTCAAAGCCAATTTGCAGATGCCCTAAAATATATGCACCATCATAATATCAACTTTGATGAGGATTGTTTAAGCAGAGGTCAAATACAAAGTAAATTGTGGTTAGTCGAAGAGCTTAAAAAGATTGGTGTTGATCTCGGTGTTGTATTTTTATGTGCAGGCTGGTATGGCACACTTGCTGTAATGTTATTTGAATCAGGACTTACACTAGAAAAAATTAGAAGTTTTGATATTGACGAGTCTACAGAAGATATTGCAGAAATATTTAACAAGCATTGGGTAGTTAATGGTTGGAAATTCAAGCCTGTTGTACAAGATATTAATGATATAGATTTTACAGAACATTCTTATATTGTTAAGAAAAGTGGCGATAGTTTTGAAAGATTGTGGGACAAACCTAACACTATTATTAACACAAGTTGTGAGCATATTGGAAATTTTGAAAATTGGTTTGCAAAAATACCTGAAGGTAAACTAGTTGTACTACAATGTAATGACTACGAAGAAATTGATGAGCATGTAAATACACATGCAACACTAGAAAGTTTTGTTAAACAAACTCCGTTAGATGTTGAGTTATACAGCGGAGAATTACAACTTGACAAATATAAAAGGTTTATGAGAATTGGATTTAAGTAACTTGAGTGTTAGAGAGTTGCAAAAAGAAAGTGCTAGAGCACTAAGCACTATGCAAGCAACAAACAATAACATACATCAGTTTAATAAAAAAGCA